CAACTATCGCAGATGGTAATTTTGGATTCAAGATGGCTAGTAGCATTATTACAGATGTATCATTTAATGAGGCGAATTTGATGATGTTAGATGTATCTGTGAAGGCATTAGGTGCTGGTGAAGGATCAGGCACAGCATTGATTGAAGTAGGTTGCTAATAGAATAGGGAGCGTAGCATGAAAGTAAAAGTTGATGATCTTGAGGTATTAGTTCGAGATATTAAATACAAGCAGAAACTTGAATTGAAAGGTGAATTTCACGATGTATATCGTAATGGAACTGATAATGTTAAGCAAAAGGATTTTAATTCCTTATTGGGTAGCGTAGCTGATATAGCATTCTCTGATCCAGAATCTGACATGAAGAAATATGATTATGATACTCAACTCAAGTTGCTTACTCAATGTATGATGGATTATCTAGAACTATCTGATAAATCAAAAAAAGTAGATGGGGATTGAGTTTAACTGTGTGGTGTTGGGTATTCGATACTCAACCTCACAATCAATATACGCTCCCTTATTCGGCTCAATCCCCTATCTCGAAAAAGGTTAAGGATTTTAATACAGTAGATGACATCTGGGAAGAAATACATGAGATTGCAAAATCAGATCATAAATATAGCATCGGTCAGCAATTATATTATCTTGTTCCCTTATTTGCTAATCATGCTTATATCGTCAATGATGAATATTATACATTAATCAATGAGTATCATTATATCACAGAATATCACATTCCTTTGGGTAAAACTTTAGATGAAACAGATGCTCATAAATTATCAATGTTTAATATTATTAAAACTGAAATGGCATCAGCCTTAAAACATAAAGCAGAGAAGAATGGCGACTCAAAAAGTTAATATAGACATAAGCACTAGAGGTGCTACAAAAAGCAAAGAAGAATTATCTGGATTAAATGGTGCTATAACTAAAATGGGCAAAGCTGTTGGTGTAGCATCAGCCGCCTATTTTGGAGCAAAAGGTTTAATAGCTGGATTCAGTAGAACTATTGAACTTGCTGGAATACAAGAACAAGCAGAGAAGAAATTAACCTTTGCTCTAGGTGGTAATTCTAGGGCATTATTAGAACAAGCAAGTGCATTGCAGAAGGTATCAACATTTGGCGATGAGGCTATCATTCAGCAACAAGCCTTTCTAGCATCTCTTGAATTTTCAGAAGATCAAATAAAAAGCATTATTCCAGTTGCAATGGATTTAGCATCTGCAACCGGGATTTCACTAGAATCGGCAGTAAGAAATACAGCAAAAACATTTTCTGGATTAGCTGGTGAGTTAGGTGAGTTAGTACCACAATTAAGAGGTTTAACTGCTGAACAAATGAAATCTGGTGAGGCTGTTAAAGTTCTTGGTGAGTTATTTGAAGGACAAGCAAACGTACAGGCTGAAACTTTAACTGGTACACTAATGCAAATGGAAAATGCAGTAGGTGATGCTGGTGAGGCAATAGGAGAATTATTATCTCCAGCAGTAATAAAAATTGCACAAGCAATGCAATCATTTGCAGAAAATACTGTTGATTTTATTGAGTTTCTTGATGGTGTTGATGAAAGTGATGAGATATTAGATAATTTTAATAAAAGAACAGAAGAGGCTGAAGGTGTTATAAAGAAATTCTCTGAAGAATTGGGTATCACAGTTGATACAACTAAACCAATGCAAGAACAATTAAAAAGTTTAGGTGAACAAGCAAATGAACTAAAGGGTAATTTCTTTTTACAAGGCAGAGCATTTAATCCGGCAACAGAGGCAAGTGTTCAAGCAAATCAAGCATTAACAGCATATACTCAAGCATTAGAGTTATTTAAAACAACAGCCGAGCCGATGGTTGATAGACCATTTGTTCCTATATCCTCACATGATGCTGAAATGTTAGATGATGTTATTATTGATATGGGTATAATGAATGATTTAATGGAAGAATCATTTGAGTTGAGTAAAGCATCTCAAAATCAAAAAAAAGAGCAAATGATATTAGATATGAAATCTGCCGCCTTATCTCAAAAATCAGCAAAAGATACTATGAAAGCTATTGTAAGAGCAGAAACAATGGAGGCTATTGCTGGTTACATTTCATCTGTTTTTAAAACTGTTCCATTCCCATTTAACTTGGCGGCGGCGGCTGGTGCTGGTTTGATTGTATCGAGTGCCATAGATAAAGAGTTAGCAAGATTTGCAACTGGTGGAGACTTTATTACTTCTGGGCCACAAATGATTATGGTGGGTGATAATCCGGGAGGAAGAGAAAGAGTTCAAGTTACACCACTATCATCACCAAATATTAATGGCCCTCAAGGAGTTACGATCAATCTGCGAGGTAATATATTAGGTACTAGAGAATTTGTACGAGATACATTAGTTCCAGAAATTCAAAAAGCGGTGAGGTATTCTTGAGCCTAACATTTCCAAGCGGATATAGTGGATTCGTAAGATCATCAACCAATGAGAATTGGATATTTTGTCTAGGATATGATGATGGATTTGATATGGTTGGTACAGCCAATCAATTAGATGAGGATGTAAATACTACTGAAACAGAAATAGATGTTCAAGATGGTTCTTTGTTTACTGCTGGGAATTATTATAGAATGAACACCATTGGTACTCAAGTATTTACCACAGGCGAATTAATAAAGGTAACAAATATTGTATCCGATGTTTTAACAGTAGAAAGATCATTAAATGGTATCGCTAATTCACCAGCACAATCATCAACTACAGAAAGATTCTTTAATAATAGCTTTACACCTTTATCATTTTCAGATACCACCATAGATGATAGATTTTCGCATGGTGCAATCTTATCTCAACCAAGTATAAGGGAATCAATAGATTTAAAAAATTCTACAAGCAAAACATCCAATATATCATTAGAGATAGCCAACTTTGATTATAATGGCACTCCATTTAGTGAAGAAATATTTGGAGGTACTAGAAAATATATTAACAGAGTTTGCAAAGTATTTGTTCAGCTTAATGATAATGAATATCTCCATAACTGTTTACAAATATATTCTGGTAGGCTAGTCAACTTTGGACATAATCAAGATACTATTACTTTAGAGATAGTTGCCCATGATCCCTTTGAAGGTATAGAAGTACCACAAATCAAAACAGATAAAAACAATTACTTTCCAATCGCTTATGGTGATTATACAGCTAATGCTAGTGCTAGTAATTCTCAAAGCGTAGCATTATCATTTGGTAGTTCTGCTGGTATTGATGAGTTTAGAAAGAGAAAAACATTATATCCGATCCCGGTAGAACAAAGAAGAGGTGATACAATTTTTTCACTTACTGGATTAAGATCAATACTGCAAAATGCTTATCCCCATTTTTATGAAAAATCAGTTGATTCATTTATACCTATTGCAAATCATGCAACAACTATGACAACTATTGATGCTGGAAATGAAACATTTGGAAATGGTCATGCAGTAAGACATAATCAATCATTGTTAAAAGGTCAATTTGTAAAGCCATTAGAAAGAACTGAATCTCAAACTTCTACCAATTTTTTATGGTCAGAAAATGATAATGCTTTTGATGCGGATTATATAGATACATCAACTTATACTCAATGTTTATTTCAAGGTAATTTTACAGATAATGATTCAGCATCTATAAAATTCAAAATGCCACAATTAACAGGAGTTGCTGATGCTATTAGTATCCATCTAGTGTTTTCTGGACAAGCAAAGATTACACCAACTTTCGGTACAACTGGCGAGATTAGGATACAGTTAATTGATGAATCTTTTGGAGCATCGGATATATTAGGATATTATTCACTTACTAATTCATCTACAGTAACCAATTTCAATGTTACTCTTGGCGGTACTTTAGATACTTCATCATTTGCTTATTTTAGTAATGGTAATGATTCTGATACTGAATTTAATGCTAGTAGCAATGGTTGGGGTGAAGAATTGATTTTGACCATGAAAGCTGTAAAACCAAATCCCTCTGATACCCTAGATGGAAATCTTGGTGGCTTTTTGCGATTGGCTGATGTTGTAATTGAAGTAAGATCAAAACTAGATTATTCAGATCAAGATAAGAAATCGAATAGTTATAAAATATTAGATGATATTGATGAATTATACTGTGGTGCTAATGGATTAAAAGATGTTAATTCTTGGGGAGGTGATTCATTAATAACAAATATTGTATTTGCTCATAGAGATTTGATGCAAAGATTCGGAAATTTTACAGATGGAAACAATGTACCATACAATTCTGCTTATGATCCGATTAACTGGGATACTGGTACAGATATATCTACTGTAAAAGATTGGGCATTGAGGTACTGGATAACCGAACCAAAGCAGTTGAATGATTGTCTAGTTGAATTACAGCAAAATGGTGGATTTATTGGAAGATATAATGGGCAAGGCAACTTCACTTATGTATATATACCAGATAGCATTACTACCGATCATACACTAACCAAAGATGATATTATTGATCTAGATATACAACTAACACCATTTGATGATGTGGTAACTTCAATGGATATTGAGTATGAAAAACATCCAGTAAAAAATAAGGGATATGTAAGTAAGGTAGAGGCTACCAATTCGAGCAATATATCTGATTATAATATCAAGACCAATGAAAAGAAAAGAACTGTACGATTGAATGCTTTGGTATCTGCTCCAGCCGCCACACCATCAAGTAATGTTAATGATGATTACTATACATACTTTGATAATATATTTTCTCAAAAGTTGATTATATCATTTTTGATAGTTAATCAAGATTTCTACAATATTGATGTTGGTGATTTTGTAGCATTTGGAGATGTAGGAACCAATCCATTTGGTAGTTCTTTTAGTGGTAAAGATTTTATTGTAACACAAATTAATAGAAAGCTAGGCTCCATTGGAGTAGTAGTAAACGAGGTATAAATGGCTAAAACATTTTATTATGATTCGGTTGGATTGTTAGAGGCAACAATAAATGATGGTACATTCTCTGGATCATCATGGAGTGATTCCGCAAGTATGACAAATGAAGGTAGATTAGTGGATCAATCTATTGCAACAGCGGTATCTGATTTCAATAATGCTGATGCTTTAAAGATTACATTCCCATCTGCTAAAACTGTTGATTTCCTAGCTGTTTATTTTTCTGCGACAGAAACAGACAATCTGTCATTATATAAAGAAGATACACCAAATAATTATGTTGCTGTAAAAGGCTTAACAAGTACATTCTCTGCTGGTTGGACTGTTGGAGAGTTTGCCTCTGGTTCTGCTACAAATTATCATTTAGCGTCTACGAGTGGAGATATTGCAAACCTTACAGAATTTATTATAGGGAGCAAATTAGCCTTTGAAGTACAACCAGATGTAGGGATCGGTGAGCAAGAAATATTCGGTGCAGATGTACAAACTTCCATAGGTGGTGTTGAGTACGCTACAAAGAAACATGAACCCAAATCTACATTCTCTTTTAATTTTAGTAATATATCACAAACTTTTAAAAACAACCTACAAACCTTTGAGCAATCTGTTCAAAACTATAAAAAATTCATCTATTCGGAGGATGGTACTACTGGGCCATTTCACTATGTGAGATTGGATTCCCCAATTCAATTTGCTGAAGTAGCATTTGAACGATATTCTGCATCCTTCACCTTGAGAGAACAACTCTCTTAATTCCTGTCTACAAAGCCGGTATTTATTTATCGGCTTTTTTTCTTTGACATATCATAATAATTGTTTATACTTACAACGATGAGACAATTAAATAACAAACATTTTGATACAATAGAGGGAGCATCAGCCCTTCCGGGCGAAATTGTCTCATCCCAATTCGCTCCCTCTGTATCTAAAAAGGATGAGAATCAAATGAAAATAGTTACCAAAAAAATGGAGAGAGAACTTATAAAAGCGGTGAATATTATTTCTGACGTTAGAAATGAAATAACAAAGAGAGAAAAAGCTAATGGTCTTAAAATAGGTTATGGAAATCCTTTAGGATTGACATTAGATGGAATATTAGAAGATTTAGATTTTTTGAAGGGAGGTAAGTAAGATGAAATACTATACAGTAAAAGTAAGAATACCTCAATACATAGAGAAAGAAATATACATTGATGATGCAACCTCAAAGACGGATGCTAGAAGAAAAGCGAAGGCTTGGGGAAGAGGCGAATACGATGCTTTTGATTGTAGTGCTGATGAGATGTTTGATCCAATGCCAAGTAAGTTAAAAGTATTATCAGTAGAGGAGGGATAAGATGACATCATACATACATAAAGAAGTACACGATAAAGGTAGCTATATAGATTGGGTTGAGTATATTTATTTTTACGATCCTCATATAAGACTATGGACTATTACTCAATATGGAAATGGAGAGCAGAAAGGAGAATCGCAATACTTTAATAATAGAGATGAAGTTAAATATTGGTATCCAGAATTTAAGTTTGTCAAAGAAGGAGGTAAGTAAGATGATTTTTAAATTTTACAAGGAAAATAAGATTGACCAAGAATATGAATTATCATTAGATGATTTAAAATTACAATTTGAAAGCTATCTTAAATTATTACCAAAAGATAAATTTCAAATAGGATATTATTCAAACCTATTGAACTTTATTGGAACACCAGAAGGCTTGAACAGCGTTCCAGATGATAAACAAATGTCTAAAATAGATGAAGTTTTATTTGATACATTTATAACAATAAGGGATGGTGAATAATGCAAGACCTTAAAACTAGAATGTTAATTAGTGGTATGAGTTGGGAGTCACAGGAAACTGTGGCTCTCAAAAACATATACGTACAAATTCAATCCTTTTATCAGCATACTGAACTCAACCTCGATGATCTAGGTAAAGAGGAGATTCTAGGCGAATTAAAGGCTTTATCAAGTAAGATAGAGGATTTGATTGGCTATACATACAATGAAATGAATAGATTGGTTGAAAGAGATTCAAAAATAGATAAAACTTGTATAAGTTGTGAATCTGATAAAACATATTATTGTAATACTTGTATGGAGGATATGAGTGGACAACATTCGCATAACAGTTAATAAAGAAGAGTACAATCTTTTGATTGAGGCTATTGATGTCTTTGGAAAGATATGTGCTAATGAACAAAAGAAAGAAGATATTAAAGAATTATTAAAGGATTTAAAAGATGTCAAAAAACAATATGCCATCACAGAAACAACCGAACCCGGAATCTGTGACTAATTATGTACCTCACGATATGAGGTATCATGCAGAAATACAATATGAGGGAGAGGTATCCTTTAGAATGCTCTGTTGTGCTGGTGATTCTCCATTGTCATTAGCCACAGATATTCGCAATGAACTCCGCAGAGTCAAAGAACGTCTCCCTCAAATCATTTATGTGGAGGATGTATATAATGAGGAAGATATTACAGAAGTTTTTATTGAAGATTTTAACAATGGAGTCTATGATGATTGACAAAGTAGAGTTATGGCTCGGAACAATGTTTTTTTATATTGAAAAATATGGAATGATATTAATCTGGGCATTATGTTTAAACGTTATTTTTCAACTAATAAGGAGCGTATTATGAATGATAAGCTAGTTATACCAAAAGGTAATAGTGAGATAGTTACTTTATCTTTTGATCAACCAAAAACAGGAACCAATGCAAATGGTGAATGGTATCTTTATGGTGTAAATCATAATGGTGTAGAGAAATCATTTTTTGCATCTAAAGTAGCCAATGATAAATTGGTTAATTATAGTAAAGGTGCAAAAGTCAAAATATCTCATGTAGATATGGGCGAGAAGTCTATGTACAATGTTGAGCCTGTAAATGGTGCGGTATCTACACCAACATCAGATAAGCCAGATTGGGATGCCATAGCCGCCGGGAAAGTAAGACATGGATTCGCAGTAGAGGCGTTCAAGATGGGTAAGGAACTCAACAAACAAACGATGGATGAAATTGGTGTATGGGTTGATTATGTCATTAATGGCGATGCCGATCTACCATTCTGATGGCTATTAAGCGTACTAAATACGACAAGATATTCTCTGAATATATAAGAACAAGGGATAAGTGGACTTGTCAAAGATGCAAGAAATATTACAACCCAGATGAGCCTAATAAGCGAATGGGATTGCATTGTTCACATTACTATGGGAGAGGTAGATATTCAGTACGCTTTGATCCAGATAATGCGGTGGCTCTATGTTATGGATGCCATCGCTTTCTGGGTAGTAATCCAGCAGATCATTTAGATTTTATTCGTGAAAGATTAGGCTCTAAAAAATTTAGAGAACTAACACAAAGAAGGAATATAATTGTAAAACGATCACGAATGCTAAATGATGATTTTTATAATGAATTAAAGTTGATGCTAGAAGATGAGCAACGGATACATTAAGCTACATCGTAAAATATTAGATAATCCTGTAGTGATGAAATCTAATGATCATCTAGCTGTTTGGATGTATTTATTACTAAATGCTACTCATAAAGAATATGATGCTATATATGAAGGCGAAAGAATAACACTACAACCGGGACAACTTATTACTGGCAGAAAGATTATATCTAAACAGTTAAAAATAAATGAGAGCAAAGTACAACGAATTTTAAAAACCTTCAAAATCGAACAACAAATTGAACAACAAACAAATCCCCGATGTCGCTTAATATCAATACTTAACTGGGGTGAGTACCAACAAAGTGAACAAGTAATTGAACAACAAGTGAACAACAAGCGAACACTAAACAAGAATGTTAAGAATATAAAGAATATATATATAGATCAATTTGAAGAATTTTGGAACCTATATGATAAGAAGGTAAGTCGTTCAAAAGCAGAAAGTTCTTATAGGTCAGCAATGAAAAAAACAGATCATACTACCATCATGGCAGCATTGACCAAACAGAAGAAGTTATGGGAGGGGCGAGATAAAGCATATATCAAACATCCTACTACTTGGTTGAATCAAGAATGTTGGAATGATGAGATCGAGGATTTGCAACCAGCAAAGCCAAAGCCATCAAAGAAAGTATTTCAAAAAACACCATCTGGATTGTATAAGGCTTGGTGTATGAAGTGTGGTGGTAAATTACTACCTAGTGAATTTCAATTAAGACAATCAAGTGATTGTTGTGGGGTTGAGTTACTCCCGGATGATCCAAAGATTGATAAGAGTAAGGAAGTTAAAAACATGGAGGAGATTTATGGACGTTTGGGAATGGGGTAACATAAAAGAAAATAAATATAAAAAAAGAAAAGACTCTAACTGTGATTCAAAACAGGCTGATAAAAATATTAAATATTGCTGTGATTGCAATAGATGCTGGGAGATGGATAGAACTAAAGCACATCAGAGCCATAAAACCAGAGGAACTTTTAGTGCTTATCTCTATTATGAGGATTTCCCAAAAAGAGGTAAAGAAATAAAAACTTGTCCAAGTTGCGGAGGTAATTAATGATCTGTCCACATTGCGGAAGTGGAGTTGTAATAAAGAAAGGATTATCATATTCTAAATACAAACCAGTATCACAAAGATATGTATGTAAAGAATGTAAAAAACAATTTAGTGCAAGAGAAGATGATCATTATTCAGACTTACCAAAGATTCTTTTAATGGATATAGAAACTAGCCTGTATCATTTCGTAGGCTGGGGAACATATAAACAATATATACAGCACCATCAAATCACCAAGCATCAATACTGTTTAAGTTGGGCAGCCAAATGGTTATTTGATAAAAATGTACAAGGTGATATTGTTACAACTGAAGAGGCTTTTGAAAGAGATGATAAAAGAATATTAAAATCTATCTGGAAGTTGTTAGATGAGGCTGAAATTGTAATTGGTCATAATGTAGAAAGGTTTGATTTAAGAAAGTTAAATTGGCGATTCAAATCTGTTGGATTAATGCCGCCAACTCCATACCGGGTAATAGATACATTGAAAGTATCAAGGAGAGAGTTTTTTGCACCATCTTACAAGCAAGACTTTCTTACTAAATATTTTAAACTCCAAAACAAACTAGAAACAGAGTTTCAGTTGTGGGTTGATTGCGAGGCTGGTGATCCGAAAGCATTAACTAAAATGATGGACTATAATAAGCATGATGTAATAGGGCTAGAGCAATTATATCTTGAAATAAGACCATATATGAGGAATCATCCAAATCTAGGAGTGTTATTAGATGATGATGTATGCCCAAACTGCGGATCGTATAATCTTGAAACAACCTCAAGCGTATATTTCACAACAGCAAATAAGTTCCCGGTGCTACGATGCGGAGATTGCAAAACACCATACATACGACAAAAGAAAAATTCAAATACAGTACAAACTAATTATAGGAGTGTACCTAAATGATTGCCTCACACAAGCCTCTTTTTAATTCATTTTTTTTTAAAAGAAGTTTTAACGAAAGAGGATGACAGCAATGCTCGATGATCCACAAGGTAGAGATTGTAATGAAATGGTTGGCACCAAGTGAGGCAAAATTTTAAAATAAGGAGAGCAACATGAAATACTGGATAGAATCACTACAAGAAAACGCATTTGATGTTTTTATTGTAACAATCGTAATCGTATCAATCATCGCATATCATTATTTGCAAAGATGGTATATCAATCAAAAGATGGATGAACTCAAAGATATAATGATGGATATTTATAACGAGGTAATATCGTGATAATGTTTGATATAGCTGAATGGGTAGCAAATGTACTTATACTGGGTATCGGAGTATTCTTTTGGGTACTTGCTATCGGAATGAGTTTTTTAATAATCACAGAACTAATAGAAAAAATAAAGGAATAAAATGCAACCACATACCAAGCCTTGTGAAATGTGCGGAAAGAATGAGGATGAGTACGAGAGAAGGCGAACAGAAAGAGAAATAAAAAAACGAGAGATGATCGCATTCCTTGTAGGTAGAAGATCAGTACATAATTTCAGCAAAAGAGAAAATGAAGTATTTGATGCTTACTATGATCTAGGAATAAGAGATTTTCAACAAATAGCGGACAATTTTGGAATCAAAGCATATTCAGTAGAAACATACTATGACCGGGCAATGGATAAACTTCTAGAAATGGAATTTGAATTATGATAGATATTCCAATCAAGCATTGGATAAAAATCAAATCATGGAATGAAGTTAAAAAATACAACTTTGGCAAAAGAGGATATGCAGATGGAAATCAAGAGGAACAATATACTGGAATACTTGGTCAAAATGTTATCTGTGATTATTATGGTCAACCTATGGCTAGTGGAGAAGATGGCTTTGATGGTGGAGTCGATCTTTGCCTCAAAGGAAAAAGAATAGATGTTAAGACAATGGGAAGGAAAGGTAAAGTAAGAACTGGATACACCAATAACTTTCTAGCCGCTCAAGATGGATACAATACAGATATTTATCTATTCTGCTCAATAAACAAGACCGATTCAATACTTACCATCTGTGGATGGGTAACACAAGAGCAGTTTAAGAATCGCAGAGTATTCCACAAACAAGGATCAATACGAATTAGAAGAGATGGAACAGCAATCAAAGTAAAATCAGATTTATATGAGATAGATAACGATATGCTAAATCCAATGTCTAAAAATTTGTAGTACATACATATTCAATATAATTAATCACTTATAAAACAATAAACTCTGATTTTGTAGTGTAATCCTTGTATTTATAGAGGCACGTTCAAGCCTCACTCGCAGAGAAAACGACAGATTATAGATTGGAATTAAGGCGATAGACAGGAATTGAACTTGTTGTCCGGGCAACTAAATAAATATGAAAGTACAAAACTACAAACCAAATGATCTGATAATGGCAGAGTATAATCCTCGCCAACTCACTAAAGAGCAACACGCTCAACTAAAAGACTCTATACAAAGATTTGGCCTAGTAGATCCCTTGATTGTAAATAAAAATAAAGATAGAGATAATATACTTGTTGGAGGTCATCAAAGATTAAGGATCGCAAAGGAACTAGGAATCAAAAAAGTTCCATGTGTTGAAGTTGATTTATCTATAGACCAAGAAAAAGAATTAAATATAAGGCTTAATAAGAATGTTGGTGAATGGGATTATGATTCATTAGCTAATTACTTTGATGTAGATGAGTTAATGGATTGGGGATTCACAGATGATGAATTACAATTTTATGAAGATGAACCAGAGCAAGGGTTAATAGATGATGATGAGATTCCAGAAGTAGAAGAAGCCATAACAAAGCAAGGTGATTTATGGATATTAGGAGATCATCGCTTATTATGTGGAGATGCAACCAAGAAAGAAGATGTTGATTTATTAATGGATGGAAACAAAGCTGATATGGTATTTACTGATCCCCCTTATGCTTTATTTGGTAACTCAACAGGAGTTGCTGGAATAACAGATGATAAAATGGTAAAGCCTTTTTTTCGTGATGTTTTTAATTTATGTAGAAATAATACAAAATTATATTCTCATATCTATGTTTGTTGTGATTGGCATAGTGCATTTTCTTTAGAATCATCTGCAAGAGAATCAAAGCTAACAGCTAAAAATTTATGTATTTGGGATAAAGGAGATGGAGGTGTTGGTGCAATGTATCAACAATGTTATGAGATGGTTTGGTTTTTTGCAAATTCTCCAATAGCTACAAAAACTCATGGTGTTAAAAAAACAGGAAAGGGTGAAAGAACTATAAATGGAAAACCAAATATATGGAGACATAACAGAGCGACTAAAGATAGAAAGCACAATGCTCAAAAACCTACACAAATGATGGTCAATGCTATTGATAACTCATCAGATTTAGGAAACATATGCATTGATCCTTTTCTTGGTTCTGGTTCAACACTTATAGCCTGTGAGAAAACTAATCGAAAATGCTATGGCATGGAACTTGATCCGCATTACTGTGATGTAATAGTTAAAAGATGGGAAGAGTTTACTGGTAAGAAAGCAGAAAGGGTTGAGCGTGTCGAAGGCTGATAAACAGCAAGGAAACAGCAAGAGGGTATTTGGTAAGCCATTTAAGAAAGGTCAATCTGGCAACCCTAAAGGTAGACCAAAGAAAGGCGAAGCATGGGCAGATGTAGCCAATGAACTACTAGATTCAAGTGCAATAGATATTACAATGACAACTGGAAGTGGTAAGATTAAGAGATTCAATTTAGAGGCTGACAGATCATTTCGCCATGCTGTGATTGTTGGCCAGATAAGTGCCGCCATGAAAGGCAATGTACAGGCCGCCAAAGAATTAGCAGATAGAACAGAGGGCAAGAGTAGGGAGCGTAGAGAGGTCAGTTATAAGACCGAACCTATTAAAATTTTAAGCATTGATTAATGGCAAAGATAACAGTAGCAACTAGGAAAAGACTCGGAGCATTAGCAAGAAAAAATAAGATACTACCATCATCACTTGTGAAAGTTTACAGAAGAGGATTGGGAGCCGCTGTTAGTAGTGGTACAAGACCGGGAATGACACCATCTAGTTGGGCAAGTGCAAGAGTTAATTCATTCATTAAGATTGCCAAAGGTAGAAAAAGAATTAAACATGATGCTGATTTAGCAAGAATGGAAAGAAAGCGTAGAAGGCGATGAAGGTAAAAGGTGTAAGTGTTACTGGTCTAACTAAAAGACAAATATCTGCGATGAAAAGACATTCAACACATCATACAAGAAAGCATTTAAGAGCGATGGTTACAGCAATGAGAAAGGGAAGTACCTTTACAAGTTCTCATAGGATCGCTATGAAAAAGGTTGGTGTATGAAGGTTCGTAGAACTGCAAAAGATAAAAGATTTAAGAGTGTACCAAAGAAATACCTATCTGGCGTTAAAGGGAGCAAACGATCACAAAGAGGTAGGGATTTGGCAAGGATGCAAAGGTTGTACAAAGCTGGTAAGAAGGTTCCCAAAAGTTTGATGAAAAGAGTATTTGGATAATTGGAATATAGATTCAAAACGAAGAGAGATAATCAATCATCCAGCCAAGCGAAAGGTTTTGGTAGCTGGAAGAAGGTTTGGGAAATCTCATCTATCTTTGATTTGGTTGTTAACAAAAGAAATCAAATCTGGAGAAAGGCGATGGATAATTACACCAACTTACAGGCAAGGAAAGGCTACCACTTGGAAGTTAATGAGGCAACTGTTTAGAGAATATGACTGCCAGATCAATGAATCAGAACTTACTATTAAACTACCAAATGAATCAGAGATTGCTATTAGAGGTGCAGAACAAGAAAACAATCTACGAGGTGCTGGATTAGATATGGTTGTTATGGAAGAATATTCTTATATCAAACCTCATGTATGGGATGAAATCATCTATCCTATGTTGACTACTACTGATGGTGAGGCTTTCTTTATTGGTACACCAAATGGATATGATCATCTCTATGATGCTTTTTTAAGAGGACAAGGTAAGGATGAAGATTGGATGAGTTGGCAGTATACAACAGTAGATGGTGGCTATGTACCACAAGAAGAGATAGAGAAGGCCAAGAGCATGATGGATGAGAGGGCATTTAAAACAGAGTTCCTTGCATCCTTTGAAACAACAGGAAACAGAGCCGCCTACAACTTTGATCGCAACATCCATGTGAAGAAAGCAGAGCAACTATCAAAAAATCTATTCTGGGGAATGGATTTCAACATACTTGGATCAGCAGTTCTTGGATGTACTTACTCTGATGATACAACTCATTTCTTCAAAGAGATTAGAATACCAAATTCAAATACAGAATTAATGGCAATGGAAATGAAAAAGATTGCACCACATATCCCTGTATACCCAGATGCAACAGGATCAGCCAGATCAACCACATCACATAGATCAGATCATCAAATATTAAAAGATCATGGATTCCATGTAATATCAAAGAAAGCGAATCCTCCAGTTACAGATAGGCTCAATTCTTTGAATAGGCTTTTAAGGTCAGCCGATGGTAAAGTGAAGATGACCATTGATCCAAGCTGTATAAACTTGATTAAAGATTTAGAACAAACACAAAGAACAAATGATAATAGAATTGATAAAAGAGATGAATCCTTATCACATTTTTTAGATGCTTGTAGCTATTACATTAGTTACAAATATCCTATTATTAGCAGAATCCCAACATCGGTGGAGTGGTAATGAAATATTATGACATGGTAACGATACCAGACTTGGGGAGCAAGGCAGTATTTGAGAGCATAAAGAATGCTGAAGATATTGTACTAAAAGAAGAATACAAGCGTAGGCAAATGGGATTAGATTTCTATTATAATCGTGATATTGAAGATTATGTGAAAGACTACTTTCCCGGTACATCATTGAGCCAGATACCTCCATTGCCATTGGGTAAGATTGTATCAAGGTTTTCAAGAGCAAGGATGATGTTGTATAAGGCTCCAGCCAAAAGATTCGTTGGTGGTGAGTTAGCAGAGGAATATCTAACTTATACTCATCATATTAACTCATCATCTCGCATCGCAAGTGAGTTAGCTTGGTTATTAGGTACGATCCATATCAAATCAGTATGGAACGAAAGAAAGCAAAAGATTGAATATCACATCCTCCCCAATGTACGAGAGTATTATTACGAAGGTGAGATGGAGCCTTATGGATATTCGTATGAGCGTGGTAAAAATGCCAAAGGTGATAGGGAGTTTGTATTCTGGAGTGAAGCTAGGGATGGCGAACCGGGAATGCACTTCTTATACGATATTAATGGTCGCACATATCCGATAAATGGCAATTCTGAAATGGTGAATCCTTATGAGTTAAATCCTATCTCTCGTATCATGTTTCCTTATGATGCTATGGATGTTACTATGGCGGCTCTTCATTCTTCTATCGCATTTACTGAAGTGATGTTGGCTACAAGGTATCAAATGGGATCACCAGTAATAACCGGAATTGATCAAGAAGTACCTAACTTAAAATGGGGAGTAGATAGATTGATTTCTCTACCAGAAGGTAGTTCCATGTCCTTCGTTGCTCCTCCATCGAACATTAATCAAATGATAGCTGGTATAAAAGAGTTATTGAATGTTACTGGTCAAAATCACGCTCTATCCATACGATGGGGAGAGCAAGGTCAAATACCAAGTGGACAAGCATTAAAGATTCTAAATATGGAGAACCTAGAATCTAGACAATCAGATATTCCAATGTTTCAAGACTTTGAAAAAGAACGATACATGATTGATCGCAGATTGATTGAGGTCCATACAGGAAGAGTGCTAGATGAATCCTTTGCAGTTGATTTTTCCGAATCAGATTACCCAGAAGAATGGAATGTTCAGAAGGATCGTTTGCAGTTTATGCTGGATAATGGCTTAATGAGCAAGAAAGAGTTATACAGAGAGTTTAACAAAGATATGACCGATATTGAGATAGAACAAAGATTAGAAGAATTAGAACCGGAGGTAGAGGAGCCACAAGCACCTGTATCTCCATTAGTGTCAGCATTACAGCGTGGATAAAGTTCAAATAGCACAGCAATTCGCACAGGCTTTGCAGAAAGCCCAAGCACAAATGGTAGAAGATATACTTGATCTCAAGCAATCTCTAACACGAGATGAGTTTATCTCTCTCATTTCCACGCTTGATGTTGATGATTATATCTTTAATCAGATTGGTATGCAGAATGATCTAAATAAATACATCGCATCGTATGAAGGTGTATTACTTGGAATGGAGGCAACCGGGCAAGTAACAGAAGAAACACTACAAGCATTGGTGCGATTAGATGAGGCAACATTTAGAAAGCAAATTAGTACGATGGGTGAGAAGGTCATTGATGAGGCTGTAAAAGGTGTTATAGGTGGTAAGACCGAAAGAGAGATTGCACAAAGTATGATTAGTGTAGGATTTGAACAATATGAAGCTGAAACATTAGCTAATACAGCATTGAATACATTTGAGCGTAATGTAACCTCACAAATGACAGCCTTTGATCCAGAAGATGCTACTTATGTCTATCAAGGCCCGATAGATGAAAAGACCAGAGATATATGTTTAAAGATGATGGCAAGTGGAAGTATGACAAGAGATGAGATTGATTCACAGTATCCCGGTGCATTTGTAGATGGTGGTGGATTCAACTGTAGACATAGATGGGCAAGGGAGACATCAGTATCAAAGAAATTAACCGATCCAGATGAGGCACAAAGATTTATACAAACTAAAGCAGAAGAAAGAAGAGCGAAGGGATTATCTCCAAGACCAGAACCATTAACACCTCAACAAAAATTAAATGGCTAAAGAACTACAAGATATACCAACCTTCACCAAGCAATTCTGGAAGTTTGTTGGCGATGAGTCAGCAGACCGAATACGGGTGCATACTACGAAAGGTGGTAAGGATGTATTTGGAAAGAAGTTTACACCATATAAAAGACATGAGCCATTCTGGTTTACAAAAACAGTAAACAATAAGAAGATCAAAATATATGCACAAGATTATGCAACACGAAAAGCATCTAACTCTTTTAAGAGACAATCATCTACCTCAACAAAGGTTGATTTACAACTAACTGGTGATATGATGAGAAATCTACAAACCAGAGGATTTACAAAAGATAAAGTGGTAATTGGTTGGTCAGGTGCAAATGCACAAAAGATTCAATGGAATGATGATATGGGTAGAACAGTAACTAGTAATGTAAGACCAGTACCCAAACACGTTGAAAAATTTATTTTGAACGAGGTTGATAAGCATATCAATAAGAATGC